ACAACCAATCTAAATACCGGAATCCAGTATAAATGGACTGGTACAGAATGGATACTTGCATTCGAGGGCGAATATCGAAACGGAACCTGGCGCATACAATTTTAAATAATTACTTGTATGAGCAGTAAAATTACCTGTAGCGGAGCATTATTCTATGCGTTAGAAACTAAACGTTTCTTGTTCTTGCATAGAACACAAAGCAAACAAAACAATGTTTGGGGATTAGTAGGCGGTAAAAACACCACCGAAGAAACTCCGTTTAATGCACTTACAAGAGAAATTGCAGAAGAAGTGGGAGAGGTTCCTAATGTTATTAAGAACATACCTCTTGAAACTTTTGTAAGTACTGACGAAAAATTTAATTTTCATACATATCTTATTGTAATCAAAAAAGAATTCTTACCAAATCTAAATGAAGAGCATGACGGATATGCTTGGGCAAGTTTTGGCAAATGGCCTAAACCATTACACCAAGGACTGCGTAATACATTACAAAATAAAACTAACCTTACAAAGTTAGAAACTGTATTTGATTTAGTCAAACTATTAGAGGAATAACTATGATCAAAGTATATGGAGACATTATGCTGGATCGTTGGATATTTGGCTCTGCTGATCGTGTTAGTCCAGAAGCACCTATCCCTGTTTTATTAGAAGAATCACAAAGTTTTAGTGTAGGTGGCGCTGGTAACTTAGCATTAAATATTTCTTCGATTAACAGTAACGTAGAATTATATGGCTCAGTAGGACAAGACAAAGAAGGATTTAAGTTATTAGAAATAATTTCACAAACTAATGTTAACTGTAATGCGTCTTCGGAAAATGTAATAACTACTACAAAAACAAGACTTGTAGGTCAAGGAGGCCAGCATATTTTACGTTGGGATAGAGAAGAACAGTATAAAGGTATTAATCCACAAGAGCGGTTAGTGAGTAGATTACAAGAAAATGATATTGTTTGTGTAAGTGACTACAACAAAGGTGTTGTTAGAAAAGATACCATAGAGAAAATTTTACAAATAACTGATAAGGTTTTAGTAGATCCTAAACAAACTCCAGACGTTTACAAAGGTGCATATATTGTTAAACCTAATATGAAAGAATACGAAAGTTGGTTTGGCAAATATACCAAAGAAAAAGCAATTTTAAAAATGCGTGAATATAACTGGAAGAACTTAGTTGTTACGGATGGTGCAAATGGTATTCATGTAATTGATGAAGAAAACAAGTATTATCATTTTAAAGAAGAAGTACATGAAGTAGCAGATGTAACTGGTGCTGGAGACACTGTTTTAGCAGTGATTGCTTATGGCATTGAAAGAAATGTGTCAGTTGCAGATAGTTGTAAATTGGCGTGTTATGCCGCGGCTCGAACTGTTGAAAAAAGAGGTGTAGTAACTATTACCGTCGATGACTTAAAACCCACCACAGTATGGACCAATGGTGTATTTGATATACTACATGAAGGACATTTTAAACTATTAAAATTTGCAAAGTCAAAAGGTAAGAAGTTAATAGTAGGCATTAACAGTGATGCAAGTACAAAACGTTTAAAAGGTGAAACTCGACCTATTAACAATCAATTACAACGTAAAATGAACTTAGAATTACTGCCTTGGGTAGATGATGTTGTAATTTTTGATGAAGACACACCAATAAATGTTATCAAACAGTTTAATCCGGACTTGATTATTAAGGGCGGAGACTATACAATAGAAACAGTAGTCGGACATGAAGATTATCCTGTTGAAATTTTTCCAACAGTAGAAGGTAGTTCTACTACAAAAATTATAGAGAGTATCAAATGAAAATTTTAGTAACAGGACACGAAGGATTTATTGGTAGGAACCTTGCATCATATTTGCAACACAAAGGTCATGAAGTAGAAGGCTGGGAATGGCAAGAAAACAAATACCCAGATGCCCAACAATACGATAGAGTAATCCACTGTGGTGCTATAAGTTCAACAACTGAAACAGATGTTGAAAAAGTTATGAAACAAAATTATGAGTTTACTATGAAACTTATCGAAATTTGTGATATGATGGGGACCAGTATGCAGTTTGCAAGTTCAGCAAGTGTGTATGGCCAAGGGTTAGACGGTTTTGCCGAAACATCTAAATGCCTACCACAAAGTCCATATGCTTGGAGCAAGTATTTAATTGACCGATGGATATCAGAATACCAAGATGACTTCAAAATCACAATACAAGGATTTAGATACTTCAATGTATATGGAAATTATGAAGATCATAAAGGTGACCAAGCAAGTCCTGTGACAAAATTTACCAAACAGGCTAAGGAAAGAGGAGTGATTACACTATTTGAAAATAGTGAAAACTACTTGCGTGATTTTATAAGTGTTCAGGACGTTTGCTTAGTACATGAAAAAATGTTAGATGTTGATCAAAGTGGTATTTTTAACTTAGGTACAGGCACTGCTCGTTCATTCAAAGATATTGCTCTAACAATTAGTAAAAAATATGACGCAAGAATAGAGTATATATCTATGCCTGAAAAACTACGTGGCCAATACCAAGAATATACCTGTGCTGATATGACAAAAACACTATCACACATCAACCACGATTTTATTAGACCAGAAGAATGGATACATGAGTCAAAATAATTGCAAAGTTGAATGGTGGAGTGTAGTGCCAGGTCTAACAAAAGTTGAACCTGTGCAGTCTGCTACTAAGTTTATACCCACTTGGTTTAAGAATATGCCAAGATTTTTAGAAGAAGACAATTATACTGATAAAGGTACACTAAAAAACTGTCCTGGGTTTGTAGATTACTATAAAAATGCATATGTAATTACTATGTGGTGTGATTTTCATCTGAAGGTTGATAAAAATGACTTTGCATGGAATTCAAGTAATCAAGACTTTACAATGAGTTTACACTATAGCAACCAATTTAGAGATTACTTGCCAGAAAATGCAAAAAACGATTTTTTATGCGTTGCAAAAACCGATTGTCCATGGCGTGTTCGTACAAGTCCGGGTTGGGCAATGATGCAACTACCAATGTTTTATGAATTTAATGAATATTTTGAATGTATGCCTGGTGTAACCCATACCGAATGGAGCCATCAGATCAATCAACAACTACTAATTAAAAAAGAAGGGGAATTTTTAATAGAAAAAGGTACTCCTTTAGCAATGTATGTTCCAATAAGGCTTACTGACCTTGAAACTACAGTGCAAGACGAAGACAAAGACAAGTATGAAGCAAGTTTTGTAAGCAATATGATTTTTCAAAGCAAATTTCGTGGAGCATACAAAAAATTCAAAGACAAATGGAGTAAAAAATGAGCAGGCTCGAAGGTAAAGTTGAAAAAGGTTGGGGGTATGAACTAATCTGGGCAACCAATGACAAGTATTGTGGTAAAATTATGGTATTTGCAAAAGCAGGCTCAAAATTCTCCATGCATTTTCACAGAGAGAAGGAAGAAACATGGTTTGTGAACAGTGGACGTTTTGAAGTTAAGTGGATCGACACAAAAGATGCTGTATTATACAGCAAAGAACTTAAATCAGGAGACACTTGGCACAATCCGCCACTACAACCGCATCAACTTATTGCTCTTGAAGACGGTAGTTCGGTAAGTGAAGTAAGTACACCCGATTCTGTTGAAGATAATTATAGAATTATTCCAGGCGATAGTCAAAAAGACATTATTAAGAAAAATAATCCGCCACCAATGCCTACTTAACTAATATTGCACCAATATTGTTCTGCACCAGGTGCAAGAGAATCACAACCTCGTATTAATAATTCCAATATTTCAGGAAGATCCTGTGCTACACCTGATATCACAGCAAACAAAATAGCAAGAAAAAACAATATAAAAGGACTTAGCAGTATTAACCACCAATAGGTTCTAAATATACCGTGTCCGTGTGCTTTGCGATATTCACGTTTACGTGCAAACCAATGCACTATTGTTCTTGTAATACGTTTAAGGCCACCAACAAACCAATCACCTATAAAGTGTCTTGCAATTCTAACAACAATTAAGATTGGACTTGTAACTACTTCCCATAATAAAAGTAATGCGTCAATGCATAGATCAACGACGTGGTCAATAGTCCACCACTCTTTAAATCGTTGCCAGCGGCTTTTGTTTATGCTTGTGCTTCTGACCATCGCAGTACAATATTCGAGTTAACTGTTGCACCTGATGTTTTAAACACGTTAATTGCAAGGACGTCTGGTCCGTTCGGGAATGTACCTCTACCACCAAGTGTAGTATTGGTTAATTCTTTAATGAATGATAGATCCAATGTAGATCTTTCACCTGGTTGTGCAATGAATGAGAAGATTGTTTCACCTGGTTGTGCATAAGGTGGATTTACAAATTCAAATTCAATGTCTGTTGTACCTGCTGTAATAGTAGAGTTATCTGAAGTTTGGTTAAATGTAACATTGTAGTATGACACACCAGCATATTCTTCTAACGACACTGTGGAAACCTGTGTTCCCGCTGGGAATCTTGAATCACTTACAACAGTACCTTGTGTAACACCTGCCGCTTCGTAGTCTGCCGCTTGGAAGAAAATGTTGTTGGTAGGTGCATCTTTAAATGTCTTGGATAGTGTAATACCAACATTCTGGTTAATCACATCTTGAATTGGACGCTGTGATGTAAAGATTCTTCTTAAGTTACCCTGTGATCTTGAACTGTCTTGGTATGTTGCAATTGAAGTAATTGTAGTACCAGCAGGATAATAGTTGTTACTGGTACTTTGTACACCAACACCAACTTCGAAAAGTGCTGTGTTGGACTGATAGAATGATTCAAGCACCCAGAAGTAATTTCTACCGTTGTCTAAAGCGTTATCCCAGTTTCTATTTGCAGATGTATAACCTCTATCTATTGCGTTTGTTGTAGCAGTAATAGGTCCTTGTGTTGTAACCAGTGCAGTAGTAGGTATAGCACCCGAGTTCCAGTTAGTAGAACCACCCGGTGCTACCTGTGCAAAACTTGGTTGTCCACCTTGTGCAAGTCCTGACAGTCCCTGCCAACCAACGTCACTTGGGTTAAGTGGATAGTTCTGTGGATTTAGAATACCTTCAATAACAATACCTCCTGTATCTGATGCACTTGGTTGGTCTGTGGTAATCTCAAGACCTTCAAGTAGTAACTGTGCTCTGTTAAGTAGTTCTCTTTCACCTAAATCACCTACAAGTGCATTACTAACACTTGGTGCAAGTCTTAATAGGAACGATGTTGCTCTTGTTGTACTAACTTGAACACCAGTTGATTTGTATGAGAATAAGTATCCACGATCTGAGTCAAAGCCGCCATCTGTAATAAACGCTGAACCCCAGTGTGAAATAACCGGTGATGCTGTGTTACTAATAAGCACAACTCCTGTATTTCTTGTGTGTGCCGCGGCACTGCCTCCGCTGTATGTTCTTGTTGCACCCGAAGCAAAATTTGTCATAGTAGATGCTCTGGTACAACCTGTTAGATCTTTGCCGGCAACACCTGTGAAACGTATCATTTCAGCATCAATTAATACTGTACCGCCTTCTGGTGGCATAAATGATGCGTCTTGCAATGATATAGTTTGTTGTGAATCGTCAATATCCTTAGATAGTTTGCCAACAGGTCCTTCGTTGGTAATTTCATAACGCACAGGCATATTACCAGTACGCATAAATGCTTCTGTATTAACGTTTGAGTTACGCATTCTGTGCATAAACACAAAGTTACCGTCTGCGCCACGTAACATATAGTCAATAAAACCAGCACCATACCATGAATATTGAATACCTACCATCTGCATCTTACTGATATCAATATCATATCCACTTGGTCCTGTTCCGTCACCTCTATCTCTGTTAAAGTCTTTTTGTTCTGTTTTCTTATCTCTAACCAAACAAATTTTACTTGAACGCACATTAGTAACACCACGGAAGTCTGGTGTTAGATACATTGTAGTATTATCTACAACCTGTGACACAACATGAGTCATACCTTTAAGTACAATTCTGTCACCTGCTTTTAATTGTTCTCTAAATCTTGTTCCTATACCTGTACAGGTGTTAGAGTCAACATCAATGTCAACAACACCTGCTAACTGTAAAGTAGCAGTTCTTTGTACAGCACTAAATTGTGTACCATCATATTCAAAGAAGATACCGTTTTGATCATCAAATGCTCCCGAACGTACAGTTGCACCGTGGAATGATCTTAATGATACTTGTGCTTCTGAACTTAATTCAGGCGTTAATGATCCTAATGCTGTTGTTGCAATTACTTCAAATTCGTTTTCGTCATTAACATCTGATACTGTGTATTCTCCATTAAATCCTACAGTATCAATACCAATAAGTCTTACACCTGCACCAACCTGTAAACCGTGTTCTGTTTCATCGGTTGTTACAGTAATAGTTGCACCAATGTCTTGTGATGATGCTGTAATATTTAGAATATTATAACTTGGAGCAAACAGTGCACCAGTTGTGTACATAATACCTTTACCTGACTGATATCTAATATATTTTTTACTCTGTCTAATTGCTTGTGCACCGTGTTGTGGTCCACCTGTTCCTAACTGCACACCACCATCATATGGTCTGTGAATAAAGAACGAGTCCGGTCTTGGATAAATTGTACCAATCACAGGTTGATCGTTATTAGTACCTGTGTCAATAAATCCTGGTGATCTACACTGGTATTCAAGTTGATTAGTTGCAGGAACTGCTGTAGCACTAAACGGACCTGCCGCCAAGTTGTGATTGTTTGCACCATCGTCAGATGATATAGTTACAGCAAAACTATCTCCAGGTACAAGTCCGTGTGGTGTAGGGAATGTTACTCGAATACTTGCCAACGCACTGTAGGTAATTACTGTTGCTTGGTTAATTGTAGAAGTAGTTTCTTCAGTCATTGTAACTGTACTGTATAAATCTAATTGTTCACCTGCAACTGCTGTACCTGTAAATGCAATACCAACAAAATTTCCTTCTGTTGATTCAACTGTACAACGTAGTGTTAAATCATTTGTAGGAGTATCACCGCCAAGTTGATCACCTGGAATAATAATTCTATCACCTACCTGATATCCAGCACCGTCATCTGTTGCAACAACAATACTGTATGTTCCTGAACTTCTTGTTACATTAAACGTTGCATTTGCACCAGAGTTTGCATCATTTGAACCACTTTGTTCTGGATAACTTCCACTGCCTGTTGCTCCACTACCTGTGAATGAAACTCCACTTACTCCTCCGTCACCTGCATTTACACTTGTTACTGTTATTGTAATATCATTTGCAGGACTTGCTCCGCCTACTGTTGTACCACTGATTAAAAATTCTTGATCAATACCGTAATTTAAACCTGCATCTTGAACACTAATTGTATAAATGCCTCCTGCTAAATCAATTTGGAATTGTAAGCCTGACCCAATTAAATTTTGTCCAACATTTACTGCTGGATACGATTTTGTATTTGCCGCAGTACCTGCTGTAGTTGTTCCTGTAATAGCACCGTTAACATCAACAGTTGTAATTGTTACTGTTAAGTTATTTGTACCATCAACACCACCTAAGTCTGAACCAAGGAATGTAAATGTTTCTGCGGCCAAATAACCTGTACCAGCATTTGTAACATTGATAGTGTATGCTGTACCAATTCTTTGAACATTAAAGTCTGCATCAACACCATTTACTGTTGTTGTAGTATATGTTGGTGAAGGATAACTTACATCAGCATCAACTGCTGTACCCGATGCTTCAACTGTTGTGATACTTCCTCCAGCACCAACTGCTGTAACTCTTAAAGTAACGTCATTGGTTGCTGTTTGTCCACCTAATTGAAATCCATCAATAACAATTTGATCACCTACAGTGTAACCTGAGGATGTATCTGGTGATGTTACGTCTGCTGTGTATGCATTATTTGTGTACGTAATATCAAAAACAGGATTAGTACCTGTACCGCCTTGGTACTCTCCAGTAACATCAAAGAACGAACCATTACCGTCAAATCCTGTACCTACAAAAGTAAATGTTAAAATTTCTCCGCCTGTATCTACAGTTTCTATAGTAATAGTAATATCATTAGTAGTATCAGAACCGCCAACTTGGCCGCCACTGATAATAATTCTATCCCCAATTTCATAATCTTGACCAGCGTTGTTAAGAACTACAGCATATACTCCGGTTGTTCTTGTAACATCAAATGTAGCATTATTACCAATTGATTGATCATTTGTACCTGTTAGTCCTTGATAAAGAACTGTGTTACCAACAAGTGTTCTTGTAGTTGCACTACTAATTGTTAAATCATTACCAACCACGTTTGTTACAAACGCCGCTGTGCCGTCACCTCTGTCTACTGCCGCACCTACGTCAACTGCCGCCGAATCTTCAACTGGTAGTGTAAACGCTCCTTGTGCTACATCTGCTGTAAGAACTGGTGTAGTAATAATGCTTCCATCACCAACTGTACCAGTTACCTGAGAACCTAAAGGAATACCTCCACCTTGTGCTTGAAGTGGAGCACCAAGTGGTGGTTGTGTACCTTGGACAGCAAGTCTATCTTCACCACTTTCTGATCCAAGTGCAAGTGTAAACGAACCACTTGAACCTTGACTTGTTACTACATACGTTGCTGTGTCACCTTGAATTGCCGCGCCTGTGTAAAATGCCGCTTGTCTTAAAATTGTATAAAATGTTTCTAAACTTGTACCTGCACTTGTTCCTACTTTTGCTTTAGCATAATAGGTAAACTGTGTTGTTGAAGGTACTGTGTTTACAATAAATGTACCTTCTGCTCTACCATTACCAGCAACAGAAGCATCTAAACCTCTAATAGTAATTGGCTGTCCTGGTTCAACACCATGTGGACCAACTGTTGTAACTGTAATTAATGATTGACCAACGCCGCTCGATCCTGAAGAAGCATCAGTACTTACTGTGTTAACATCTGTATCTGTACCCGGTACTTCATATGTTGAAGGATATCCACGCATTGTACCAATTGCTTGCCACTTTGTAGGCTGTAAGCCATACTCAAAGTCAGCATCAAGCATTGATAGTGAGTTCGCAACCCTTTGTCTTTCAATAGCATCAGTACCAAAATCGTATGGTCTTGTTCTTAATTCACCTTGGTCAACAAAAATTTGAAGTGTGTCAGACTCTGCAAAAAGTACAGGTTTATCTTCAACTGGTAGGAATGCTAAACCTTTTTCAATTACTTCAGTAATAAGTGCAACAAGTTCTGTTACCCTACTACTCGCTCCAAGTTCGCAATCTCCACCTAAGAAATATTGTGTAGTTTCTGGAGAGCCACCTTGTTTAGTTGGATATACTGCTTTAGTTAAAATATAATTATTAACTAAATCACGCATAAAGTTTTTAGCCGCAATTTCTTGTTCACGAGAACCATCAATTTGTGGTGTAGGACCTTTCCAATATTTACTTGCTGTGCTTCTTGTATTTGCATTACCACCATATTGCATATCAGCAACAATAGCATCAAGATTTAGTCCTGTATCTCTTTCACACTTAGCCGCATTATAGGTATATCCTTCCCAAATACTTCCTGCAGATGCATTTGCTACTTGATCTGCAATCCAAGCACGGACTTCGTCTTTGATAAATTCTTTGTTATTTTTAACTAATGCTCTACAGTTTACAAGATACTCTTCGTTTGTAGTATCTAACTCAAATAATACCTGTGTAATTGTATCAGTAGTTTCTAAAAACTTTTGAAAGTAAAAGTATGTAGGTGTAAACTCAACAGAATCATATGTGTATTTTACATCTGCACCTTTTGTAGGATCACTAAAGTTAAACAACACTGTGTTGTTTGTTGTATCAGTAATTAAAAGTAAGTTATCTTGTGTAACTTTTGTAGGAAAAATTGCTCTACTAATTTCTGCACGGTGAAAGTCTGGCATACTTTCAGTACCAAAGTAAATAACTTCGCCAATAGTATCTGAAAGTACTTTTGTAACTTGTGCATCACTGTTTAATTCTTTGATATATTCTGAATTAATAGTTTGTGTAGTTACTACTGGACTTTGATTAGTTGTCCATGCTGTGTTTGTAGTAATGTAATTGTTAATTAACCAAGCACAAAAACGTTTAGCCGCTCTCTCTGGATTTCTATCTCCGTCGATTTGAGGAATAGCACCGTCCCAATATGTTGATGCAAGATAACGTGCTTGTTCGTTACCGTTGTACCTTAGATCGTAAAGCAATCCGCCTGGTTGATCTTGTATAGGGTTTTTAGGATCTCCACCAATAAGGTTATATCCCATATCTCTTTCACACTTATCATTACTGTCATTGGTGTAATTGTAAAACACGTTTACAACAGAGTTTGATGCCGCAGTTTGAAAACTTCTTGGTGTTGCATCTGTAGTTGGTATATTGATTGTAATTGTTGTTGCAGTCGTTGCTGTAACAAGAAAAATATCTGTATAATCAATGGTAAGTGCAGGTGAAAAAGTTAATCCGCCATCAGCAAGATAGATATACGAACCAACACTGAAGCCGTGTGTGCCAATAGTAAGAACCATATTTCCATTTGCAGTGTTGTATGTGACTTCTGATGGTGTATGCTGTGCACCGATTGCTATTTCAGCATTAATAAATGCTCTTACTTCGTCTTTAATGAATTCTACGTTGTTTTGAATTAACCAATACGCATTAGGTCTACGGTTTTCACTATAAGGAATACCGTTGTGGAAAATATAATCATTAATTTTTCTTTTTGCCATCTGCCTTTAAACTCCTAATGCAATCGCTAATGCTGTTGCTGTATTATCCACGTACTGTTTGTTTGTTAAATGTTGGCTTGTCACTGGTGCGTTCTGTCCTGTTGCTTGTTTAAATGTAGCATCTTCTGGTGTTACATTTCCTATTACTGTACTATTTAACCCATTTTCTGCATTTAACGCTAAGAACGATCCGTCGCTTGGTGTAGTTTGTCCTACACTCATATTGTTAATTGTTCCCTCTTGCCCACTATTAACAGTTAAAACACCTGTTCCGCTTGGACTAATAGTTACATTTTCGTCTACAGGACTCAAATTAACTGATTGAGATGCATTTAATGTCAATGCATTAACGTACATATTACTTAATGTACCTTCGCCTGCAGGATTAATAGTTACTGTTCCGTATGCACCTTGTGGACTAATTGCAATTTCAGCATCTTGTCCTGTAAATGTTACATCGCCGATTACGTTTAAACTGCTAAAACTACCAATACCAGTAATTGTTGGATCTGCTGTTGTGATTGTTCCATATATAGTTCCGTCACCTGTTGCGTAATATAATGTAGACGGTGCAAGTGCCGGTACTTCAAAGAAAAATATACCTGTAGTTTTACCTTGTGCAGATAAACCTGTTAAAGTTGTTGATGAAGCGTCGGTTTCTTTATAAGAAACACCTTCGTTATATAATAACACTGGTACATTGTTGATAATAAGTTGTGAAGTTCCTTCTGGATCTTCATAAAAAATATTCCAAGTTAAGAAAGTAAAATTGTTTAGACTAAAACTGTAAGAAGTGCCACGTGTAAGAGCAATACTTGGGTTTTCTCTAAGGATAGATGTACCGTCAGTAAATACACCGTCTTGTGTAAATGCTGATCCTTCACCAGTACCAACTTGGTTCATGTAAAATCTATCAGCAACAATATCTTCTTCTTCAACAAGATATGTAATACTTTTTAGTGTAACATTGCCTTCAGTATCCACAGTGAAGCCAGGACTTTTAAAGCCATATTCTGATTCAAACGGATTATAAGTTACAGCCATAGTTTACTCCAAGTACCCATATTTATCCTACTTTATGCAGGCACTAAAACGTTTTGCGTTTGGAAATAGTTTGCACTAAACACACACTTTGCACCACGTCCTGGTGCAGAGTCGTCTAATGGTTTAGCATTAACAATTACATTTACATAACTGTCATTAACGCTTACAGATAAATCAATAATCTGGTTTCCAAGATTAGATCTACCATACACAACAAGTTCTGCTGTGCTTGGTCCTGCAACTACTAAACATTTAACTATTTCTTTTTGGAAAGTTGATAAGTCTGCAACAATAGTATATTCAGCCGCACAAAAATCGCCAACAAGCCATCTATCAAGTAGTGTATCTTCTGTGATTTTCTTCCACGGTCCGTGATAACTTAGATTAGTACCATTTTTCATTAGTACTGTGTTCTTTAATCCTTTGCCGAAAAACTTACCAATATCAAACATTTTATTCCTCTTTAGTATATTTATCGCTTAGAAGGATTTAATTTTTGACTGTGATTAATGTAGCATATTCAGGCAAATATAGGTATTCTACGTCACTTTTAGCAAGTGTAGCAATAGCGTGATCTAATGTTTCTACCAAAGGATCTCCACCTAAATTAAAACTCGTATTAAAGATAATAGGACATCCTGTTTTTTCTTTAAATGCTTTGATTAAATTATAATAGTGTGGGTTCTGTTCTTTGTTTACTGTTTGAATTCGGCAGGTTCCATCTACGTGTATAATAGCAGGTATCTTTTCTTCGATACCAGGCTGGCAGTTTACAGCATACATCATTGTAGGTGATGATTTCATACCACGTAAATCAAACCATTCATGTACATCTTCTTCTAAAATACTACCTGCAAACGGACGGAAATATTCCCTACGCTTAACTTTATTAACATGGTCTTTGCCGTTTGGATCTGTTGGATCATACAAGAAACTTCTATTGCCTAATGCACGTGGCCCGTTCTCTGAACGCCCTTGAAATACTGCAACAATATTTTTATTTGTAATTAATTCAACCACATCTTTATGTTCAACACCGCTTACTGTTGCTTCATATTTTTCTGCAACTTGTGTAATTTCTGAATCGCTGTAATGATATTGCGGTCCGTTATACAACGTTTCTTTTTGTGGGTGTACTGTATTGTCTTTAGTGATTGCCCTATGTTGTAACAGTGCCGCACCCATTGCTGTACCAGCATCGTTAGAAACAGGCTCAACGTATAAATTAATACCTTCGTTTTCTAATTCTTTGAGATAGTAGTAATTTGCAACACAGTTTAGTCCGTAACCACCTGAAAGAACAACATTCTTTTTACCGCTCATCTTAACTGCTTTACGAATTACGTTTGCAACTTGTTCTTGGGTTTGTGTTTGTACAGCATATGCCATATCTCTTCTATTGTTTAACTTGGTAACATCTTCATCTTGTCCTGTTCTATCTCTTAACGATTCAAAATAATTTCTATTAACATGAGCACCGTTAGGATATGTTGGGATAATCATATTTCTATTTGACAACGGACTTGTTTGATCGTTAGTAAACAGTTTATATTCTCGGTTTAATTCACCATACGGAAAAAGTCCCATAGTTTTACCTGCTTCGATAAAACTAAATCCACAATAGTCTGTAACTGCTTCATATGTTTTAACAATACCAGCAGTTTCAGATAATACTACCTCAGGCACTTTACCTTCTTCACCAAAGAATCCTGCGTCAAAGTCTTTAAACTCTGCGCCAACCAGAGGTCCTCTTGTTCCTAAGTGTTTGTACAATGTTTTAAACATAGTAGGATATGCACAATCAAAGATAGTTTCTGTTTCCCATAATGTTGTAGGAGGATTGTGTTCACCATCTAAGTGGGCATCAAAAAATGTTCCTGCGCCGTCAACAATAACAGCAACGGCATCATTAAAACCAGAGTTATAAAAACTTAGTGCCGCGTGTAGTTTGTGATGATAATAACTTAGATCAATTACTTGAGGATGATTTGGTAATAATTTAGGATCTCTATCAATTAATCCTAATTTACGTGCAAGACCTGTGTAAACATCGTCTCCTGTAAAATCTACTTTACCTGCTGTTTGTTCTAACCCCTGTGTATGTGCTACTACAAGATAATCCAACTTGTCAGTGTAATCAAGAATCTTAATCATTGAAGCAAACGGTCCGCCGTCGTATTTGTGTCTACTTAAACGTTCTTCTTCAATGCTAAAAATTACTTCTCCGTTCTTAAGTAAACACACTCCTGCATTGTGTCCTCTTGCAATAGCGGCAATCCATAAATCTGGTTTTTTCATATTAATATCCTATGTAACCTATATGACTGTATTCTACAATTTCTTTAAGAATACCTTCTTCAAAACTTATTAAGTCTTTGTTTGTTTCTTTTAGTGTGTCAAGTTTGTTCATTGTATACTGTATTTTATCCGGAATTTTGTTTGTAAGTTTCAAACTTGGACGAACAATTTCTTTGTAATAATCAAAATGATGCCAATGACTGGGGTGTAATTCTGTCCAATCTTTTTTAGTATTAGGATCATAAAAAGAATATAGTTGGTCCTGTTTATTCCATGCAAAAATTCCTAACGGTTCTAAAAAGTCATCCCTGTTATACACAGAAAATGTAGGATTAGTATCTAACACATTTATTTTTTCCTGTGTTTTTTCTCCGAAACCCGGAGCATCAGGCATATCTGTTCCTAATTTATTCATATCACTAATTGATAACATTTTGTAATTACAGCCTATGCTGTCTAATAATCCTCTTACAAGCACTATATTGTTTTGACCATACATATAATAACTTTCTTCACTCCAGAAATTATTCAACCAATTATCATCAAAACAGATTTCTCTATTCATATAGTTAAAAATACTGCCTTTTGTTTTCCAGCCTGTGTCATCTGTGTTTCTTACAGGATCACCTCTTTGAGTTAATTTAACATCTTTGAACGTATGCCAATCATGCCTAATATGTGTTGTCCATTGAACAATAATTGTATCATCTTTTGTAAACTTATTTTTTGCATTACACTCTGCTACTCGCTGTGCTATTGCTCTATTACCTAATCCAGGAAATCCCCAATTCTCATAATGATCAAATTCCATGCCAAGAATATCTGCATATGTAGGCCACGCATACATTGTAAAACTACAGCCAAATGCAAATAATCTTTTCATTAAAATCCTCTATACATTGGTTCGTGCTTTACTGCTTTACTAACTTCTTCTTGGAATGTTAAGAAATTAGATTCATTTAACTTAATATCTTCAATAGTATTACTAATTTTATTTTTATATTCTGTTAAATCTATATCTAAATTTACAATCTGATCTGCATAGTTAAAATGTTGTTTATGACTTGGGTGTACTTCTAACCACTTGCCGTTATCTCCGTCAAACTCATAACTATCATTCTGATGTTTCCAACTGTATGTACCAATTGGCTCTAACCAATTAGGATGTTCTAAAACACTTTTATAAATTTCTAATTCTGGTTTGCTGTTATAAAGGTTATCTTGGTCTGATATATTTTCATCATGAGCATTAGGAATGTCGGTACACATTTTTGCAAAATCGCCAATGCTTGTCATGTACCAAGTACACTGTGTACTATCTAATAACCCTTGTGTTAAACTCATGTCATTTAAACTATACATTAAGTAACTGTGTTCGTCCCAGAATGTGTTTACCCATTTATCGTTGTAAACAAACTGTCTGTTGTTAGGATTAAAAATACTCCCTTGCGTTTTCCAACCTATTTGATTATTTTTTCTAAACCATACGTGTAAAAAACTTTTAGTGTCAAACTGCATAGGAACAAAAGTATGATAATCGTTCCTTATATGTGTACTCCATTGTACTATTACTACATCGTCTTTTGTAAATTTATTTTTTGCATGACATTCTGCTACACGTTCTGCAATAGCACGATTCCCTAAACCTGGAAATGCCCAGTTTTCGTATACTTCAAAATGATCGCCAAGAATATCTGCATACGTAGGCCACGCATACATTGTAAAACTACAGCCAAAAGTAAAAAGTCTACGATGCTTTGTCGAGTTTGCTGGTATCTGGGATTTCGACACGTTTTCCATCTTTAATCATACTATGCACTGACTTAACTACAATATCTTCTACTGTATCATTCATTGCCATAATACCTTCATTGGTTCTGTCTGAGAATTCGTCCATTGTAATTCTAATTGGAGAATATACTCTTGCGCCTTCGCCCATATCAAGAATATCAAAATTTAAATTGGCTGGATAAGAGATATTTTCTTTAAATGTAGATCCAATAACAACTGTTGCTTTCTGATCAAGTGCATAAGCAATGTGTTGACCAACACTATCACAACCTAAGAAATGATCTGCGGCATGGATAATACCTGCCCAGAATCTTAATTCAATATTTTGTGGAATTGCAACTGGTTCTTCTACGCCGTGTTTGTTAAATTCAATAGCAATTTCACTCATAAAAATAATACCGTAGTCTTTGCTTAATTTTTTAATAATGCTTATTACATTTTCTGGTTCAAAACTTCTACCGCTTGGATCAGCAATCATGCCGTTCTCGTGCATAGTTCCTCTACCAAAAGGTTGAAATACAATAATTTTATCTTTTTTAGTTTTTTCTTTTACTTCTTGAATTAATTTTTGTCCTGTCATTACTTCTTGTTGACTTAGTTTAATTGTAGGACGAGGTAATTCTCTTACACCTTTATTGTTAATTTCAATATCATAACACTGTGCTAAACTTGCTTGTTGATTATAGTATTCAAAAACCCTATAAGGTTCTGGTGTTACAAGATTCATATCTTTTAACTTGTCTTCAAACAAATTTTTGTGCCAAGTATCGTATGCTTTTTTATGTAAAATTGGATGGCCTTTGTAGAAGTCTGTGCCACCTTCGCATACTAAAATAAAATCGTCATCTGGATTTTCTTCGTGATATTTTTCAAGTGCTGGAATGCTGGTAATAACCCTTCCTGCTCCACCGTTAATAAAAAAGGCTGTATTTCTTTTTGACATTCTAATTAATTCCTTTGTTGCAATTACTTATTGTGTATTGATTATATCGTTCTCTTTCTTGACATAGTCCCAATAAAAATGTTGTTGACCTGTCCTTGGCACTTTTACTTGCCATTCTCCGTTATGTATTACGCCACTTTGAGAACTTGTGGGTAGTTCACGGTTTTCACCGAATTTATCGCAACAACTATCAACAGTAATAATTGGAATACTATATGTGTGGCTCATCATTCTTAAATGTACATCATGCCAATCCATCCAAAGTTGATCAGCATCGTTCCCTCTATCACCATTTGTACTGTGTAATATCAAATTTACAGAATGAACACTTGCCATTAAAGGCAAACTTGGAGCATTAAATCTAAATCCATTACCCCAAAAGTCATTACAGATCATACCGCAGGTACGCACACCATCAAGGTAGTGTGTTTTTGTTGTGCCTGGAGGATCTGCTAATACCTGATCCCAACTGTGATGTGGAGCATCTTCTCCACCTACAATGTACTGTTTGTTTGTTGCACCTAATAGTTCGCCTTGTTTATCATAATATCTAATTTGATTCCTTCTAATTGTGCCTCTGTGTTCTATATCTACCCATAATGTGCCTAATGCAATACCCATACCTTTTTTATTTGCATACGAAACAACTTCAAACACTGCTTTTGCAAGATCTGATACACCATTTGGTAATACTAAATCAAAACTTGGAAAATAACCTGATAATGAACCTTCAGGAGTTAATAGCCAGTCGCAGTTATTTTCTTCTGCCCAGTCTATTGCTTTGAGAATTGCTTGTTTATTTTCTTCGAGATTTTGAGTTACAGGTATTTGAGCACCCGCAAATCTAACTGTATTGTTCATACAATTATTTAAGTATGCGGGTGTGTAATTTTTTTAGATTTGGATTATGCAGTTCCGCAAGGTGAACGTGGAGTATCTACTTTCCATGCCGCATAGCGTTGACATTTGTGTACTCTAAATGTAGCATCTGCACCAGCACCAGCGCCGTCAGCAACTGCTTCATATGTGTATGTAACATTAGCAAAATCTTTTGCCGCTCTACCTACAACAATATCGTTACCATCGTTAACTGCTTGATTACCGCTTAATGTTACTGCTGTTATAGCACCGCCGTCTACTGTCTTAACTGTTGCAACAAGTTCGTCTGCAATGATATAATCTTCTAATTCGCTTGCCGCAAATTTAATCTTATCACCTACTTCATAACCTGTGCCGCCAGCAGTAATTTCAACATCAAAACTATCACCAAATAGTACTGGAATATCTCTTAATTGTTGACGATATGTATTCCAAGAATCTTGTACCGACTGTGGCATATCTGTGTTTACTTTATCATCACTCCATTGTAGTAATGAAGTTCTGTGTCTACGCAAGTGTGCCCATTTAACGTGTGGTTGTTTCCACGGATAATGTGGTGTGCCGCCGTTTGTTGAACTTGCTACTTTAATAAATTGGTTATTAGAATTACATTCAATATCAAATTTTTCATATGTATGATCAGGCGGTGGATCTTGATATGTCCAATATGTTACACCGTTTGGTAATGTTTCTTCAGTTAATTCATGCTCATCGTCATCAACATCACATTCCATAAGTGAACAAATAATTGGATTTTCATCACAGTCAACAAGCACTTTTCTTAGGTTACTTGGTGGTGTAAAGTCCATACCTTCTTCTTCTTCCATGTATGCATCTGGTGAAATTTTGTTTGTTACATTATCAATGAATACCCACATAGTGTCTGGACCTTCATATGTATGCTCACCAGTTAATTGCTGATTGTCAAATTGTCCAAGATACTCATCTGGTTTAGGATATGTAAATGTTTTTCTAATATGTGCCATCGTTTTCCTCTTAGTAATATACTACGTACACTAATCCGCCTGCTCCTGGAGATCCGCAACAACAAACTTCGCCGTATGCCTGTGCTGACATTCCGCCACCACCTGGGAACAAGCCAAATCCTTGCGATCCACCCCAAGCACAACAACCATTAGGGCCGTTTCTAAATCCTGGGTTACCGTATGAACCTGTTGTCATCTGGTTGCCTCTATCATGACAGTATTGACTTAATTGTGAAGTTGCTTGTGTTACACCAACTCCAAAGTCCATACCACTGTGTCCGTGAACACAGTATCTCATTCTACAACATGAATAACAAGTTCTGTACATAAAACATTCTGTACGTAATACTCTACCTCCACACGCTCTTGCACACCATGAACCTGATCTACATACGTATGAATCACAACCTCTTTGACAGTTTCCTCTTTGTCTACAGCAAGTTGACCCTGCCGCACAAATTGTGTATTGTTGACCCGGAGTAACATCTGTTGCTCTTTGGCCATATGTTCCACCTGATGATGGATATCCCATTTGACAGCAACAAGCGCCTTCACCTGCGGCACCGCCGCCCCAAATTTCAAATGTTGCATATGCTATTCCTGCTGGTATTGTCCATAAACAGCATCTTCCGCCATTATTTGGAGTAGTCGTACTTGTGTTATAGACTGCAAATTCATTTGGAATTGCTTTCGGGTCATCGTAACCAAACAAAAAATCTCTTAAAGTTGACATACTACTATTTACTCCTTATGTTGACGTATAGTATACTGTTACTAATCCGCCCATTCCTTTTGCTCCACAGTAACAAGTTTCGTTATGTGTTACCCCTGAAGCACCACCGCCTCCTGGGAACACGCCATGATCACCTTGACCTTGTCCATCTGTTTTATAACAGCCTGAACGTGACATTCTTGTGTGTGATGTAAATGGTGCACTTGGTATAAACTGGTGCATATCACTTGCACAGTGAGCAGACCCATGTCCGCCACCAGTTGTACCACAAATTGCTAAAGTTGCTCCATTAACACATCCGCAGTTATACATTTGACATCCGCTGTATGAACAGTTTTGACTCCAAAAACATTTTGAAGCCCCTTCTGAACCACCTGATGAACACATACAAAATCCGTTTGGTCCACAAACATAACTTGGAAATCCTTTACATGAATAACATCTTGAGTGACAACAAGTTGATCCTGCCGCACAAATTGTAAATTGCTCTCCTGCATCTGTTTCAATAATACGTCTACCATAAGAACCAGAACCACCGGACCATCCTTGTTGGCAACAGCAAACTCCTGCGCCTGGACCACCACCACCCCAAACTTCAAAGGCCGCCCAAACAGCACCTGCAGGTACTGTCCATTGACAACATCTACCACCGTTGTTTTGTGAAGTAATACTTGTGTTGTAAACACGTAAACTTCTCAACGGAGTGGAGCCTGTTGATGTACTACCGTACTGTAATAGTGTTCTTAAACTTGACATATTCTACTGCTCCTTTTATCTCGGTGGGTTTTCGTCTGCATCCACCGCCGCAATATCAGCACCTGGCTCTACTGGAAAATTAACCATGTAGGCCGGAATTTCAGTATCTGTTCCGTAACCAAATGTTGCTGGTAAATCACGCAATTCTTGTCTATAATCTAACCATTGTTGCTTAGTTGCCGCAGGCATATCGTCAGCAATTTTACTGTCCGAACCTGCTAATCCATTATTTCTTACTGTAATTAATTGTTCCCATGATGTCCACGGTTGCTTCCATTGCATTGTCCATGTGCCGCCTACATATTTGCCATCTGTTAATGTTCCATCTAAGTTGTATGTACACATATCTAATTCATATGTATGATCAACGTCTGTTGGATCTGGTCTTTCGTATGTAGTACCATCTGGTAAATCAACTACAATATTTGTTTGTCCTTGTACAGTGTCCCATTCTACTTTTGCATCAAATAATGAGCAAAGCACAGGATCAGTTGCACAGTTAATTTCTACTTTGTACTGATCTTCTGGTACAGGAAAATCTGCACCATTTTCTTCTTCTGTTAGTACAAGACGTGATGTATCTGAACGTCCTGTATCTCTATCAATGAATACCCAAATTTTATCTGGCCCGTTATACTCAGCAGTTGCGGTTCTCCCGTCATCATTTGTTTGGGCAAGATAGTCATCAGGCAAATCATATGTAAATGTCTGTGTAATAATTGTGTTACTTGGCATTTTTTATCTCCATTTCCTTATTAACTATAACTAATTTTTACCGCACCTGCTTGACCCCAGCCGCCCCAGCAACAAGGTTCTCCACAGGCCGCTCCGCCGCCGCCACCCCCTCCGGGGAATTCTGCTAAACAGTGGAAACATGAGCCGGTGTTGGTAAATTCACCAGCACACCAGTCTCTTGATCTTCTTGCATGACCAAACAGTGGAGTACCTCCTGTAAAGTTCCACATTTGGTTATGACAATATTGACTTCTCTTTGAACTTCCAGATACTTGTGGAAGTCCCCAATCACCTGTACCACATTGCCACACAAAACTTGGGTGACAAGTGTATGCATCAGTGAAACAACACGCTTTACCAGCACAGCCACCTGGTGCACAGGTAGTAGCAATACTTGAACCTGTTACAAAACTTGGATAGCCATTTCCGCCAATACATCCGAAACAGCAACATACTGTTGAACCGCCTGCACAGATTGTATATTGACATCCTGCTATAGTTTGAATAGTTCTAATAGCATAACTTCCGCCTGCCGCTGGTCTATTTGGAAACTGACAACAGCAACCGCCGTGACCGCCTCCACCGCCGCCCCATAATTCATACGTGACGTTTACAGAACCGGTTGGAACTGTCCACAGACAACAACGACCACCGTTGCCGATGCCATCTGATTCATTCCAAACCCAAAACTGTCGTTGTACGCCTGACTTTGCCGGCTCAACATCACTAAGTAATCCTCTAAGTGTTGCCATGCTATATACTTCCTATCTTATGTTCCACTAATAATCCAACCGTACGTTGCACCTGTGTAAACAAGTGTAACAGCAGAGTTGTTAATATCAAGTGTTAAATCTTCGCTTAAATTCTGGATTTTCGCGCCGTTACGTGCTACTGTCACATTAGACGCACTAAATGCACCCGTAACATCAACGATCTGAATTGTGTCATTCTCTAACAAACTTGTGTTAAGAGGTAGTGTAATTGTAATTCCACCTGATGTACACAATACTCTATCGTTAACTTGGGCCGCATAACTCGTGCCTGTTGTTCTCAATACAGTACCAGCGGTTCCAGTTGTAGTAATATATCTTCCCATTGTTATATCCTTCTATTGTATTTATGCCGCAGTCTCAATACCGAACGCAACTGCACTAACATTTCCTGAACTTGATTTTACAACCAACCTCTTTCCAGCGTCCATTACTATTCCCGATCTTTCTAATACACCGTGTGCTAACACTTCTGTTTCCCACTCAATGTATTCGGCCGCTGTCGGGGTTGCCGCGGCCGCAACGGCTACTTGTACGCCAATTGCTTGATTTCCTCTATTACACACCGATAATGTAACAACTGCATAGTTGTCAGTTGGCACAGTATATACGGTGGTGTCGGTAGCGGATACTAAGTCTGCCGCTCCTAATCTTCCTGATGCCATAGTTTTTTCTCCTTTATCCCATTAAAAACATATTTAGTGCCACAGGTGCTCCATCAACTCCGCCTTGGAAATTGAATTGAGCCTTAACATTAATCGGCACTACTGTAGTTGTTGTAATTTCCTGTCCGGAAATTTGTACTAAACCAGCAATAATTTGGTTAACGTTAAGAGTAGATGCACCACCACCAATCTGTGAAGTAATATATGTTCTAATTGCTCTTTGAGTTGGTACAATACTATCGCTGTTTGCGGAGAATGTACCATCGGTGCTAAACTCGTTAATTGTTGCGCCTGTGTTACCAACCGCAAGATTACCCAATGACAGTTCTTGTAGTCCTGAAATATTAAATGCATCAGCATTCAATGTTGCAACACCTGTTGACTGTTCAACGTTAAACAATCCACCAACTCTAAAGTTACCGTCTTGGTCTGTGGATGTGTAGAACACTCTACCGCCACCGCCTTCTTTTGTTTCATTGTCCGGCTGTGGATCTTGTAAAGGTACGTTTGGATAATTTGTATTTGTAAAGTTACCAGTACCGATATCCAGGAAGTCATGTCCTGTTAATCGTACTTGTGAGTATCTAATTCTTACTTCTGCACTTTCATACTGAGCAGGTGCATCATCTACTGGAATTTCAGGTGATACTTGTAACTGTGCGGTAAATGGTCCATCATCACCGCCTAATAAATTTGTAATTGCAACAAGTTTGTAGAATACGTTTTGTTGATTTGAGAATTCTATGTTTGAACCTGCTCTCGGTTTTGATCTTAATCCTGCAACTTGAACAAACTTACCTGATTGTAAGTTGTCCATATAACCACCACCGTGTGTTACTTTACCGCCTGTGGTATATGGTGCTAATGCACTTGTATCAATAGATACTGTTAAGTTAGGATCTTCATATAATTCAATGCTGTTTGCATCAACAACTTTTGCAAAGAATGAAGTAGGGTCAAAAAATCTTGACGCTAATCCTAATGCTTCTGCAATTCTAACTTTTGTTCCATCGAGTGTAATGCTGTGTCCAGTAATTGTTACTACTGCTGGATTTGCTTGTGTAATTCCTGTAATTGTTTCTTCAATCTGTGTTGCTGTAATTGTAGCAGTAGCAGTTTCATAACCAGATCCTCTACCGCCATTGGTTGCTCCAGCAAATGTTGGTTGTCCTAATACACCGTCAGCAATTCTAATTTGGAATGGTGCATCTGTTGTATTGTTTGGATCTGTAATAGTTAATGTCGCAGTATTATCATAACCTTGTCCTGGTTCAATAATTCTAATCTGGTTAATTAAACCGTCTTGTACTCTACATCTACCAATTGCTTTGATAGAAGTACTTGATCCGTCACCAACTGGAGTTGAAAATTCAAGTCTTGGTTCAATAACATATGTTGTTGTACTATCAAGCAATGATTCAATAGGCTCACCTAACAAGTGATCCCATCCTGGTGTGCCATCTGAATATTTTCTTACTGTTGCTTGTTTAGTACCTGCGTTAAATGTGTCAATATAAGCATACTGTCCAGCACCTAAACCTGCTTCAATCCAAATTGCCATTCCGATATACTGTCCAGATGTTGCAGTATCTGTGTTTGAAATTGTAAGACTTGTTGCATTACCAATCTGTGCCGCGTTACCTGCTGTAATATAATCTTCTCCACCAAACTCATCGTTTGTGTTAAGCAATCTTACTTCCATAACACCTGCTGTTCTGTAAACAGGAGTTACAGTACCAAGACCAAAGCCGTCGCCTACAATAGAAATAACAGCATTGCCGCCATTAGTATCATATTCTCTACCAGCATTAAGATATTCTAATGAAAGAATTCTATCGCTATCTGTAATAATTTTAGCAACTTGAGCCTGTTTGTCTCGGTTATCAGTGTATGCAATAATTGGAACTTCAGTTGCATCTACGCCTTCTGATACACAACCAAAATCACCATATGATGAGTTACCGTTTGTAGCACGAATTTTACCACCGTTTTCTGCAAGGTAACCAATGTGACCATAGTATGAGAACACAGAAACAAGTTCTGTTCTACCTAAGTTTGTACACCATACACCAATACCGTCACTTAATACCTGTGTAAAGTCGTTAGCAACAATAGAGTCGTTACCGCCTGCGTGTAAATCGCCGTCAATCTTAAGACCAACACATCCTGTACCAAACGTTGTTACGTTCTGTACATAACACGATTTATTTTTAACCCATGCGTCTTCATGTGCTGTTCCCCAGCCTGGATCAAGTGATACATAAGCACCCGCACTTGGACGTTTTGTACCGTAAGTGTTTACTGTTCCTAAAACACCGTCTAAACCTTGTACAGTACAGTTTCTTAAACCTGTACCATTTCTTACATAGAACATATCGTTTAGTGTAGAACCACCAACGCTTCTATAATACTGTTCTGCGGCTCTTTGTGCTTTGTAGTTTCCAGTGTAAATTAAGTCATGTTGTATTGCTTCAATGTAACGTTTTACATCACGTTTACAACTTGCTTGTAATGCCGCCGCATTAGGTCCTGAAATATAATCTGTGTATGCAGGATATGTAGCAATAATATATCTGTTAACATCTTCTGCAATAAAATCTTTGTTTTCTGTAAGTCTTAGTACAGCATCTGTATAATCTGCTGTTTTGTTTGGAGTGTTACTACCTGTCATTGCAACATCTGAACCTACAGAATTTAATACAAAATCAATTTTATTTTTAATATCTGTAGCAATAGTCGCCGCCGCAGTTCCTGCCGCCGCCGAACCTGCTGGTAATGCTGTATCTTGTGTTTCTGTATTACCTGTTTGTGCTGTTACTGCTGTGTTTGTAATAATATCATCAATGATACTTGCCATGTGTGTAATACCAGCAATTGAATATTGTGTATCACTTGAATCAACAAGTGAACCTGCTGGAGTAATTTTTGTTGAACGTAATTCATCACCAACAACTGCACAACTTTCTGGAATTACCATTGGAAGTACTTCTGCAAAAGAACCTGTTTTTACAAACAATGTATCGTTAGCAACAATTTCTGCTGGTACACTGTTTGTGTTTCCTGCTGTCAATGCCGCACTTGCAACAGTTCTTAGATTAACAAGAATTTGTTGTGCTTCTGGTTCTTCAACAATAGTGTTGTCTGTAATTTGTAGTGTTGGGTTTGCTACACTTCTTGCTACTTGATAATCTGTAGCAGGTGTGTCTTGTGTAATTACATCATCGATTAATGTTGTAATAAATGTCAGTGTTGCCGCAAATTCTGCTGTAATACCATCATTTGAAACATAATATTGATCAGCATCTGAATCAAAGTATGCAAGAGTTTCTAATCTTGTTTTTCTATTACCACCATGTGATAAGTCCCAAATAAGTGCATCAATAAATGTACCTAAATCTCTACGCCAGTTTGCCGCAGTATATGTAAATGATCCTGTAAAAGGTGCACTTGAGTTTACAATTTGTGTATCAACCCAACTAAGAGTTTCATCTTGAATAAATGCTTTGTTTCTTTTTAATAGTTGTGTTGCATAAGGTTTTCTTGCACCTTCTTCAATTTGACGTAAACCAAAGTTTACAGTTCTAAAAGGTTTGTCAAGTGTTACACCCGACGCTGGTACTGCACTGTCAGCACCATCAAGTGCTGTGTAGTAAACTGCGTCAAGTTGACCAAAGTATGCCCATTCTGGATCTGTTCCTGCTCCATTAACCTTTAATACTTGTCCTGGTGCACCAACTGGTAATCTTGTTGGACCTGCACCACTATAGTAAACAATGTCACCGCGTGTTGTCAAGTTACCAACTTCAGCACCACCACTTAGTAAGTTCCAGTAGTTACCTGCAAGATCTTGGTCTGGTCTGTTTTGTCCAGCACCGATTTGTTCTGAAGTGTGTGGAGCGATACAAACATAAGAGTTTACATCATTAATACCACGAACTACATCACCTTTGTCATAGTAAACAGCATTCTGCCATTCACCCTTCCAGTATAAACCTTCGTTAAGTTTATCCCAATAAACTGCATCTGGTGGTCTGTTACCTGTTCCGTCTGCAAGTGCAATGTAAGTCCATCCTCCAAGTCTTACAACATCGCCAACTTTGTATGCAAAGTTATTATCATAGTCGCCACGGAATGTAAATCCTGTTGTAAATAATTCCCAATGGGTAATGTTATTAAACGGAGTTTGTCCAAAGTTATTTGTGATTGAAATATATGAATAACCACCGTATGTTACAACGTCACCTGGTTGATAGTTTACATTATTCTGCCAACTATCTTCAAATTCTAATCCTGGTACAAATATTGACCAGTTTGATTCATCAGCCGCCAGTGTTGCACCTGATGTGTGGAACGTTGTACAAATCCAAATGTCTCCACCATACTTAACAACATCATTAATTTTATAACGTGTTGATGTTGCCCAGTTGCCTAAATATTCAATACCTTTGTGTAAGTAATCCCAACTTGCTTGATCTGCTTCAAGACCGTCTGCATCTGTTGCGCCAGCAGTGTGACCTGTGTTACAGATATAAACCTGTCCGCCATAGCGTACTACATCACCTACTTTATATCTTGTAGTTGCAGTCCAAGTAGTTCGCCATGTCATTCCATTAGCGAATAAATCCCATTTTGTTTGATCTTGTTCTAATCCATCTGCTGAGTCTGCCGCTGACGTGTGTGCTTCTGTACAAAGATACATTACTCCACCGTAACGTACAATGTCGTTTACTTTATATCTTGTTGCAACTCCCCAAGCACCTTTCCAGTCAAAGCCTTCTGCAAATAAATCCCATTTTGTTTGGTCAAACTCTAAACCATCTGACGCTTGTGACGCTGAAGTATGACCTGTGTTACAAACATATAAGTAACCTCCGTATTTTACAACGTCATTAGGTTTATATACTGTTGTAAGAGCCCATTCGCCCTTCCATTCAGTACCGTCTGCTAATAGGTCAAAGTATGAAATATCTGTTGTAAATGCGTTAGAACTAATGTGCCCGGTATTGACGATATAGGTACGTCCACCGTATCTTACAACGTCGTCTTTGTAATATTGTTTGGCAGATGTCCATGCACCTTTCCAAATAAATCTAATTCTACCGAGTTTAAATTCAGCCATTTTTGGTTCCTAACACTATGTTAATTGTATTTATCATTATGTTTATTTCCCTGCCCCTGCTTCTTGCGGTGTTGCAGGATCTCCTTCATCGATAAGTCCAAAGTTTGTACCTTGTACAAAGTAGGTTAAAGCCGCCATATCGCCATCAATTGGTTTTTCAAAGTTCATTTGTGTATTAATATTGATTTTTCTGAAGGCTTCAGAACTAATATTGTTACCCTGTACACGAACTTCACCTGCAATCACAGCGTTAACGTTAACATTTGTACCACCACCACTAATTCTACTGTCAATATATCCAGCGATTGCTTTTTGTGTTGGTACAATTTCATTACTATTTGCAGTAAATGTAGGATCTACTGAAAATTCTCTAATTACAGCGTTAGTTCCACCAAGTGTAACACCGCCTAATCGTAATTCACTTAAACCGTCTAATTCAAAATATGATGCATTTAAAGAAACAATACCAGTACTTTGTTCAACTTTAAATAGTTCACCAACCCTAAAGTTACCATCTTGGTCTGTGGATGTGTAGAACACTCTACCGCCACCGCCGTTGTCTGTTTCTTGGAACTCTCTAACATCATAACCTTCAATTGGAGTCAACAATGGATACTGTGAATTATATAAATTACCTTTACCAATTTCTAAGAAATCGTGTCCTGTTAGACGTACCTGTGAATATTGTTGTCTAATTGTTAAATTAGTTTCGTGTTCTGGAGATTCTGCTCTATCAAGAGTAGGACTAATTGTTAATGTAGCATCAAAGTTTCCTTCTGTACCAGTAATGTTTGTAACACCTTGAACAGCATAAAAAATATCGTTAATACCTTCAATGTACAAGTTATCTCCTGGTCCAGGTTCACGTGTTAATTCTTTTACAACAACTTTATCACCAAGTTGGTATAAGTCTGCATAACCATCGCCAGTAATAGTAACGCCAATGTTAATATAACCAGTACCTCTGTTAGTAAATTCAACCGGACCAACTGTTCCGTTTCTCATTCTTACATCGTAAGTTACATCTCTTGTATTGCCGGTATCAACAATGCTAATAGTTGGAGGATTGTTACCGTAACCTGATCCTGGTTCTTGAATATAAAACTGTGTGATTCTTCTTGTACCTAATTCAACTGTTGCTCTTGTTGTAGCACCTGTCTGTACATATTCAATACTTGAAAGTGTGCTTGTAGTGTTGATAGGATAAAATATCGGACCGCTATCTGTTACACCAAACAACATTTTATCATATGACCCACTTACTGTTCCTTTGTCGATCCAATAAACACCATCTTCTGATTGAATAATGCTTCCGCTTTCAGTAACTCCTAAAAATACACCTTGACAATAATTTATTAAAACGTTATCTGCAACGTTTGTATCTTCTCCTGCATACCAGACTGTGTCGTTGTATGAAGTACTTGCATCAGTGAAACTGTAGAAAAATTTGTTGTTTACTGTTGAAATATCATTTGGAGAATCATATGTTGATGCAACAAATCTGCCATTACCAAATCTTAAATCAGCAAGATCGTGTTGTACATCACCAATATTTTGTCCTGCATTCCAACTTGCTCCGTCGTCAATACTTTCCCAAGTATCACCTGAACCGTTTGCAATAATCCATTTACCGTTACCGTAAACTATCCACTGTGCTCCACTTGCACCTGCTGTTACTTGACTCCAAGTTCCGCCGCCATCTGTTGATCTATAAATGTTTTGTGTTCCACTTGCGATTGCAATGTGTGTTCCGTTACCATATTCTAAACCAACAAATGTAACTCCAAAACTTAGTAAGTTGTTAGGTGCATCGCCCCAAGATGTAGCATCGTTTGACTGTTTAACTCTACCGTTAGCATCAATAGCAACGTATTGAGTTTGGCCGTCGGCTACAGCAACATAATTTAAGTCTGCATAACTTGTTGCTTCTGTTAACGAAGTGCCATCTTCTGTCCACATAATTGTGTTTTCTCCAACAAGAACAGTTCTATATGTTCCGTCTACAAGTTTCACAGCACTGTCTTTGAAGTTGCTTCCAGTTTGAACAGTAGCATTACTTGAATTGTATGGCGGTGCACTAAATGAAATATATGGTGTAATTTCATAACGTGTTGTTTCGTCTAACACAGTTTTAATTGGCTCACCTGGTAATAGATGTTGCCAACCAGGTTGATTGTCAATAGGTCTTTTAACTGTAACTGTTTTACTACCTGCACTTACTGCTGTAATTTCAATAGTAATAGGGTTTCCACTATTACCAACTTGTGTTGGATTAATTGTAATAATATCTCCCTCACTGTTGCGTGTTCCTTCATCTGTAAGTGTAAGTGTTACTACACCTAAAGCATCAATGCTTACATCAAATGTAGGTTCAGTAGCATCTGTATCACTACTTGCACCTTTAATTCCTGTGTATGTTCCTTCTGTCAGCGTTGGGTCAGCGGCGCTGGTTACATTCCAACTTAATACACCACCGTTGTTCCAATCATAACTTGTAATAAGACCGTATTGTCCTCTACCTTCACCTTCAATAATAGTAATAAGTTTGTTAAGATAATATTCTTCGTTGTTTACATCTTGGTTAGCAATTTGAATTTCAGTTGCATTACCACTTTGTGCTCTATTGTTAGCGTAGGTATAGTTATCACCTCCTACAGTTGATGAGTCACCTGGATCAGTAATTCTAATTTCGGTTACTGAACCGTTTCTAAATTCTGTTAGTTTACCTGCGGCATTTTGACCTGAACCTGTAATAGTTACAGTACCTTGTGTATAATGATTACCAGTGTTGGTATATCCTACAGCAAATAATTTATTTTCATCGTTATAAACTTTTCCAACTTCTGCTTCTTTAGAATAGTTGTTTACTTTTGCAGTAATCGGTGTTTCGTCATTGTTAAAGCCAATTGCTACAGAACCATATTCACCGTATGAGTTGTTACCATTTGTTGCACGTACTTTACCACCCTCTGTACACAAATAACCAACATAACAATAATATGTAAACACTGATACAAGTTCTGATAAGCCATCTGCATTACACCAGTAACCGATACCATCTTGAATAATTTGTGTAAAGTCGTTAGCAACAATTGATTTATTGCCGCCGTTGTGTAAGGAGCCATCAACTTTCATACCTACACACTTGTTACCAAATGTTGAAACGTTTTGTACATAAGTTGATTTAGTGGTAATCCAAACAGTTTCATCGTCTGGACCTTCACCCGGATCAAGTGCTACAAACGCACCGCCTGTTACCCTTTTAATTAAATATTCATCTGGATCTGTAAATTGACCTTGTAGACCCGATAGTGTCATATTTCTAATACCACAACCATTACGTACTCGGAACATATCGTTGCCTTTAGTTTCTGGTGTTGGTTCTACAAATGTTGAACGTAGTTCGTCGCCAACAATAGCAACGTTAGCAGGTACACTGATAGGACAAATTTCTTGATAGCGGCCAGTTTTTACAAGAATAGTTGCTGGCGCCCTTGTACCTTCATCTTCTAAAATATATTGTGTTGCATACTTAATTGTTTTAAATGGAGCAGTAGGAGTTAAACCTCTACCTGTTGAGTTTGCATCAATACCGTCTGGTGAAACATAGTAAACATTTTCTGTTTGTTCTAAAGATTCCCATGCAAGGTCGTCATCTGCCATAACTTTGAACGAGTCACCTGGATTACCAATTCCAACCCTTGCGTGATCTGTTCCGTCATGTGTTCTAATATCACCTCTGTATTGTAATACGTTATTAACACCACCTTCTGCAACAGTTACCCAGAAATTTTCCTGTGTGTAATCTATATCTAAATCTGGTCTTGAACCAGAGTTAGATGCTTCGTGGCGTTTGATACAACGATATAGCGTACCGTTGTATGTAACAATATCTCCAAGGAAGTATGAATTAGTTTCTGGAGCCGCATTTACAATTACTGTTTCTTTCCAGTTTCCTCTAAATCTATCACCATCAATTAATGTTAACCATTGATTGTTGCTGTAGATAGTTGTTAGTGTGCCATCGTCACCTTGATCGTCTTGATACATAGCACTGTGATTGTAACAAACAAGATAGTTTGCTTTGTATGCATCTCTTGGAACAATATACTGAACATATCTTTCGGTTGCTCCAGCAAAGCCTGTGTCATATGCCGCGGCATCAGCAACCTGTACACCATCTAACCAGTATGTTACACCGTTATCTAAGTAATTGTATTGACCGCCGTCATGGTGTCCATCAATTGATGTGCTGAGATACAACGGATGTGTTAGGTTTGATGAATCGTTCTGTATAAATCTATATGTGTTTTCTTCGTATAAATCAATGTTTCCACCAACTACACCATTAACATAATATTTGTTACCGTTGCCAGGATTACCTACTGTAATTGTTACATCAACAGTTGAATTTTGATCATCTGGTTCTGCACCTGTATTATCACGTAATGCAATATACAAGTAACCACCAAATCTTACAACATCACCAGTTTGGTATGATGTACCACTGTCCCAATATGATGCTTCTTCTTGTAGATCAGGATTTTGATTTATTTGGCCACCCATTCTGTAGCCTTGTGTTAGTAATTCCCAATCGCCAGTGTCTTGTGTAATACCATTTACACTCGGAATACTGTTTGTATTAATTGTTAATGATGTATAACTGTAACCACCATATTTGACAATATCGCCAGGTTGATATGTTGCACTCTCTACCCACTGTTGTTCGTATTCATATCCAGGCAACCAAATATCAAAGAAACTTTCTGCAAAAGTTGTTCCACTGTTATGTCCTGTGTTACAATACCATATACTTGGTCCGTATCTTAGAATATCACCTTTTTTGTATTTTTCTTTTTTAACAAAAATTTCAGTACCGTCACCTGCTTCAACTTCCAAATTACTTCTATCAGCAAGTGCATCATTTAAACGTCTGTATAATTTAAATGTATCTACTGTTACATTTCTTATATAATAATAAGTGTTATCACTTAATCCGTCACCGTCTGTTCCAGTTGTTGTATACTGAACTAAATCACCTGTTGTTAATCCGTGACTTGTTACTGTTACTATACCGCCTGTAATTTCTTCTGATGTAATATCTCTACTTGCTACCCAATGTCCTTTATATTCGATGCCGTCAATTAAAATTTCCCATGCATTGTTAGGTGCTCCTGGCATATCTTCTTCAAGACCAAGTGCGTCATCATTTGCACTTAAATGACCAATTACACAACGATATATAATACCACCGTAACGTATAACATCATCTGCTACATATCTTGTTCTTGGCTTCCAATAATCTTTCCACTGATCTGATCTTGTAACAACTGTCCATTTAGTTGAGTCTAATTCAAGACCTGTAACAGTTGTTGATGACGTGTGTTCGACTGTACAACGATATATAATACCGCCGTACTTGACAACATCACCAATTCTATAAATTACTTGAGGTAACCATTCGTAACGCCAATTTTGATCTGAAACAACCAATTTCCAATTACCAAAATCATTAATTCCAATTTCACCTGGGGTTTCAATATTTAGATACGCACCCTTGTCTTTTGAATCTGGTGTGCCATCAAAGTAATAAATTTTGTCTGGTGCATCTGCTGGGACTGTAAGTCTAATTTTTCTATCACTTGCTGTTGCAAACGAACTTAGGTAAACTGCCTCTGTTGTTTCAATGCCGTCAATAAAGTAAACAAGATTTGTACCAATGTCCCAATAGTCAATAAGAGGAGTATCAGGATTCACACCGTCTTCGTATACACTAAATCTTAGTGGGTGTTCTTGTCCACCGAAATCTAAATTTGATTGATCTGTTTGATCAAAAAGGTATGTATGTCCTTTACGTATTGTAATAATATTTCTTTCAGTTCCATTTAAGAAAATTGCACCAGTTGAAGTGTTAGCACGACCTGTGTCAGTGATAGATCCACTGTCTCTATCAACTGTTACTGTAATAGTTGTTGATCCTTCTGGAACTTCATACGGACTTGCTGTATGACCAACAATAGCCGCATAGACTTGACCACCATAGCGTATAACGTCATTTACTTTATAATATGTACCCGGAGTCCATTGGTCTACCCATTGTACACCGTCTGTCATTTGTGTCCACTTAGGCAGTATTTGATTTAGATAGTCAATGTAAAAGTCTGGATCTGATGTATGACCATTCAAACAAACAAAAGTTTTACCACCATAACTTACAATATCATCTTTAATATATTGCTTAGAAGCCTGCCAAGTGCCAGTCCATCTAAATCGGATTCTGTCAATTTTAAATTCAGCCATTTATTTTTCCGTTTCTATTACTGTATTTAACCATTATGGTGATACCCCATCTGGAAAATCATAATCTTGATTGATTCTAATTACTAAGTTTCCTTCATCGTCTATGTAATAAACTAAGTTTCTATCGTCCCATCTAAACTGTTCGTAGCGTAAGTTTTCAAATGAAATCTCATGCTCTTCATCTCTACCTTCAAAAAACTCAATTCCTCTTTGAAAGTCTGGATAGTTTTGTACAGGATCTCCAGGTTGGTTAACTTGTACACCATCTGTGCTTTTTGTTTGGTCTGATTTTACCAAGTATAATTCGCCATCTTGTGTTCTTCGTAGGCCGTAAAAGTATCTACTACCCTTAACTGTTTTAAGGATTGTTCCAATTTCTGTACCTTGATAAAAACTTGCCATAATCTATTCCTTAAGTTACAATATTAATTGTATTCCCCATGTTACTGTGTGCAGTACATTGATAGTACAAAGTATTTGGTGCATTCATTGGTACTGTAAACACAATATATCCTGTTGACGCATTGTTGTTAACAACACCTGTGTTGTATGCCGCGCCGCCATTTGAAACTCTAATTTCAAATGGATGTCCGCCACCACTGTTATTATTAAAATAATAAGTCATTCCACGCATTAAGTATAAAACTGGATCATTTGTAGTTGTTGGAAATCCTGGTCCTGTAAATGTATAATCACTTGACCCATTAGCACCAAGTGTCCAAGTAATACTTGCACCATTTAATGGAGCATAACTTGTACCATTATATCCAATATATGATCCTCTAACTGCATTTGCTGTGGTTACATCACTTAATTCATTTAACTCTGTTGCACCAGTTGTGCCATTAAAATTAATTGTTAATGTGCCTGCGTCCATTTCAGTTTCAATATCAGTACCGCCTGCAATAGTTATTGTGTCTGTTAACCCACTTGCTGTTGTTGAACCTGTATCACCTGCTACTGTTGCAAACAAGTTTTGGTCAGTTGATTGATCAACAACAAATTCTAATCCATCGCCTGCTGAGTTAACTTTAACAAATCTATTTGCCGCTCCAGTAAATGCACTCGGAGTATCTGATAAATCTAAAAATGCTTCTCCAAACAGTGTTGGTGTGTTTGAAAAGTTATTATAATTTAAGAAATAAGCACTGTCAAATCCGTCAAGTGTATCAGCATCTAATCCTGAACCACCTGATGCAACGTCAGCACCTGGTGCCCATTGTGATCCGTCCCACTTAAGAACATCACCTGTGCTCGGAGACGAAGTTGAAACATTACTTAATGCGCCAATTGCAATACTGCCAACTTCTGCCGCTGTAACAGCATCACTAAATTCAACTCCTGTACCCCCTGAATTAACTCTAACAATTTTTCCATTTGCACTTGTGTAATTTGTTGGGGAATCAGTTAAGTCTGTAAATGCAGACGCTCCGCCGCCTTCACCTGCTACTGTGCCTGGTCCCCATTGTCCTGCATCATTATCCCAAACAAGTGCTTGACCATCTGTTGCCGCTGTAGCAGATACATTACTCAAGTCACCAAGGTCACTCGTTGTATCTAACATTTTATTCCAGGAGTTGTTGTGAGCATAATATACTGCCGCATCAGCAGTCACTTTTGCCAACATACCATCATAAGTTGTAGGATTAGGTAGTGCACCAAATGTAGGATATAGGAAAGTGATTTTGTTACTACCTGTTGCTGTTGGTGGAAAAGAATTTAAAACGTTATTAGAAATAACCGTTAATTGATCTCCATCTCCTAATGCTGTATACAACTCATTAAAGTTATTATTAATTTTTGTAGCACCTGCCCTCAGGTTATCACCTTGACCATCGTTGGGCAAAATTCCTACATTTACTACTTGTTTTGTCATATCCTACTCCTACTCTCCTATGTTTGGTCGTATGTAATATTGTTATTATCTAATGTAAGGTTGGTGTTATCCCATTCTCTATCACTGTCTGTAATAGTAATTGTATCACCTGCATATTCTACTGCACCATCATTAGGTCCTTGATTAATTCTTACAACAAGTTCGCCTTCGTCGTTTACATAATAAAATAAATTGGCATCGTCCCAACGAAATTGTTCATAATTTAAATTCTTATATGTTAGATTATGTGCAGAATCTCTTCCTTCAAAAAATTCTGCGCCTTCGTCAAATTCTGTAAAGTTATCAATTGGATTGCCTTCGTTGTTGATTGCAATAGAATCATTTAAACTTAACTGATCAAGTTTTCCTAAAAATAGTTCGCCTTCATCAGATCTACGTAAACCATAGAAGTATCTTTCTCCAAGATTATCTTCAATAGTTTGAGTAATTGTTTGACCTGTATAAAAAACTGACATATTACACTATCTCCACAAAACTTATGATTGCATCTAAACTTGCATCAATGTCAGAAACTGCAAACACTTGATTTGTAGATCCTAAAATTATTTTTTCTCCGCCGTTTAATACTTTCAATGTACTGTTAGGTGGCACTAAAACGTCTTTGAGGTAAAAACCTTTTACAGAAGTATCATCAGCAATCAGCACACTTGCACTAACTACCGACTCTGTAAGGTTTGCTAAACTTAATCCAATCACCGTTGTTCTGGCTGACGCCGGAGCCTCATAAATTGGTACTTCAACTTTACCTATTTCTTTAATTACTTTATTTTTAAAAAATGTTGCCATATCTTATCCTAACGAAATCGCCATTTGTATTGCTATCTCCTCAGCGTCTTGCGCCGAAACCGCACCCGAACTACCTGCTACTGATACCCAAACGCCTGCCGGATCATAAATTTCAACTCTATCGTCTTGAGTATTAAAACGCATCATTCCTGTTTCTGGTGTAGGATGTCTATTTGACAAATCACCAACTGGAATAACAAATCCGCCTTGTCCTTCAATTTTAAAATATCCGTCACCAGTTTGAGCCAATGATGTAACTGCACCGGCTACAGTATTAGTTATCGAATTTGCGTTGAAACCAAAATTTTCAACAATAACTCGCCCTGTTCCGTTGGCTCTAAGGTTCAAATCACTGTTTGTTGTAACTGCTCTGACAGTATTTCCTTCAATTTCAATGTCGTCAACTGCTAATTTGGCAACATTAAAACGTGTCTGGTTAGCGTCTGCAATGAGTTGGCCACCAGCATAAAAATAAAGTGTGTCGTCGTCTGCACCTGGTGTTGCTTCTGCTGTGATGTATGTATCTTGGTCAACATCACGAACACCATTTAGTGTAATCCATTGCCCGTCATAACCTTCAAACACATCTGTGTCTGTGTTATAACGTAGCATACCATCTGCTGGAGTACCTGGACGTTGTGCTGTTGTACCTCTTGGTAATGTCAAACTACCAGTTGAATTAATGTCAACTGTTTCACTGCCTGGATCAAGAATCATATCCCCTGTCGATGAAATAATATTTGTTTTAAAACTTAAATCGTCAACTTTGATTGATCCTGTACCACTTGCACGTAATTCTAAATCTTGATTTGTATTTGTAGTTTGAATTACGTTTGTGTTAATATTAATGTCGTCAATTTGTGCTTCACCAGCATATAATTTACGCCATTCGTTTGTCACTGTACCTAAAGTAAATGTTCCGTCTTCACTTGGTACAAGATTACTTGCAATACCTGCAACAATTTCAATGCTATCAGTTGCTTCGTCACCTATTGTAATGTTACCGCCAATAGTAACATCACCTGTTACATCAAGGTCGCCTGTAATATTAACATCATCTGAAAAATTAACTATTCCGCTTTGTGCATCAATGTTTAAGTCGCCACTTAAACTTTCAACAGTATTACCGCTTAGTCTAATATTGCCTGTTTGAATTTTGTCTCCGTCGATAATTGTAGTCGACGAACCTGTGCTAAATCTTACACTTTGTAATGTATCAATATTAAAGTTTGCATTTGTAAAGTTGACTGTACCATCTGCTTGATTAACATGGAAAACATCGCCAACTCTAAAATCACCTTTATGGTCAACTGAACTAAAGTAAACATTTGCTTCGTTTAGTTTTGTAACTTCTTGACTTTGAATTACAGTAGTTGGATCATTATCAACTGCTTTGCCGTTACCAATGTATGCAAGGTTCTGAGAGATAAGGTACATAACAACACCATTACCGTCTCCGTAAATACCATAATTACCGTAAACACAAGCACTACCTATTGAACGTATTTCACAACCAAAGTCTGAAAAGTCTGCTAATTCAATTCCTGTAGCGTATGCTCCGCCGCCAAAGCCAATGTTCTGTAATACAATAACGTCATCTTCAAAAGTGCTTGAACTATCTACACCATTAAATCTTAAAAGTATTCTTGAATCTGTATCATTTGAAACTTCATTTAATGGCGGTGTGTAAGATCCTAATGTGTATCTTGCAACTGCTGACAATCTAAAATCGTCAACGTGTCCGTCCCAGAAAGATGATGCATTAAAAGCCGAACCAATTAATAAAGGTTTACTTGCTCCTATGTCTGAACTAAATGCGTTATCAGAATCAACTCTTGTACCATTTACATATAAATTTATTGTTGAACTTGATCTTGTTACAGCAACGTGTGTCCATGTTGTTGTTGATAGTAATCCACCACTTAATAGTTCTGCACCATTGTAATAAACTTTAACAACACCAGCGTCTGCATAAAGATATAAACCAGTATCGATTGCAGTTCCTGCTCTCATGTCAACAAGTGCTCTTGTTCCTGTTACACTATTTGCATAGAACCAACCTTCAATTGTAAAGTTACCTGTACCAAATCCAAAGTCTGGATCTGTAGCAACTGAGATATAATCATCTGTACCATCTAATAATAAAGAACCTGTACCAAACTTTTTAATTGCTGTATCAATTTGTGCATTGTCTACTGCAACAACAGTTTTTCCGCCACGCTCATATTTTGTTTCTAATCCTAAAACGTTGTTGTTTAGATAGATGTAATTTCCATCAACTTCATTTACTGTTGCATTAACAACTGTGCCTTGTGAATCTGTATATTGAAATACTTCTCCTGCTGTCGGTGTTCCTACAAGTCCGCTTAACTTAACTTTTGTGCGTCCAGTGCCTTTTAATCCGTTAGTACCGTTTTCACCAAGCATTGCTTTATCAGCAAAATACACAAATGAGTTAAGCCAT